TAAGTGACATCATAGTTTATAAAGATAGTAAATTAAAAGTCATCAGTAAAGGAGAGAGTCTCATTTAACTTTGCTTTTTGATATTCAACTGTTCTAGATTCAAAGAAGTTACCTTTTGTTTCAACGGCAATTTGTTCCATAAATTTAAATGGTTGTTCTACATTGAACTGTTTCTTACATCCAAATTTAACCAATAAACCATCAACAACAAACTCCAAATATTGTTTCATCAAATTTTGATTCATACCAATAAGAGATACAGGTAATGATTCAGTAATAAATTCTTTTTCAATCTCAAGTGCTGACAATAAAATCTCTTTAATTCTTTTTTCACTTGGTTTGTCTTCAACGTGATTATTCAACAAATGAATTGCGAAATCACAATGTAAATTTTCATCTTTAAAGATTAAAGAATTAGCATTACACAAACCTTGCATAATACCACGAGACTTTAACCAAAAGATTGAACAAAATGACCCTGAAAAGAAAATACCTTCAACTGCAGCAAATGCTACCAATCTCTCTTGGAAAGATGCATTCTCAATCCAATCCAAAGCCCATTTAGCTTTCTTTTGAACTGCTGGGAGATTATCCAATGCCGTAAAACACTTTTGTTTTTCTTCTTCGTTTGATACGTATGTATCAATCAATAATGAATACATTAGACTATGAATGTTTTCCATAGCAAGTTGTATTCCGTAGAAAAATTTAGCTTCAGGGTATTGAACTTCACGGTAGAAGTTTTCCGCTAAATTCTCATTAACAATACCATCTGATGCTGCAAAAAATGAAAGAATATTTTTAATAAAATATTGTTCATTTTCTGACAAATTCTCCCAATCTCTAATGTCTCCACTTAAATCAATTTCTTCAGCGGTCCAAAATGCCGCCTGATGCATTTTATAATATTCCCATATATCATTATATTGGATTGGAAATATTACAAATCTGTTTGGGTTTTCTTTTAAAATTTTTTCCATAAAATATTTTTTAATCTGTTTTAATAATTATGCTTGTTGTTGTTTTCTTTTCTCTAAAACTTCTTTAATTCTGTCTCTTTTTTGTTGTTCTTTATTTTCTTCTAATCCCAAGAAAGTAACAGAACTTTCAGTGTCAATTTCTAACATTTCGTTGTTGAACTTGCAGTTTTCAAATACCACACCATCTTTACCAATACGAGATTTTGTAATCGCAATAGTGGCAAGATTTAATTCTTTTTGTTGTAGTGATTTTGCTACCGTAATGATAACGTGACCTACCTGAGCTTTCTTAATTGAACCTCCCATTTGGTCCGTAGTCACAACATCAGATGAAATAGAACTTCTATTACCTTGTGTCGCAGTCCATCCCACAATATCCAATTCGTGACACATTGCCTCAAATGCTCTCATAACTGAACCCTCAGATTTCCATTCATCTTCCAACGCTTTTTCAGGTGTTACACAGTCAATATAATCCAAAATAATCATATCAATCTTTGTTCCGTCAGCAATCATTTTACGAATTTGATTTTTAATCTGATTCATAGTCATTGTATCCGATGGTAATTTTTTAAGGATTAACTTATTTGGCATAGTTTCCTTAATCTCCTCAATCTTTTTGAACACAACATCTTTGTGATTACTCAAATCATCAGGAGCAATTCCTGTCCAACACGTAAAATGTTTTCTTTGAATAACCTTTTTGTTGTCCTCAAAAAATATCTGCAAAACGTTAAACCCAAGATTAAATGCATTGTTCGCAATTTTGGTAGTTAGGGTTGATTTACCGACACCTGTTGGTGCGAGTATCACACCGATTTCCCCTTTTGCCAACCCACCTTTAAGTAAGTTGTCAATACCAGGTATACCCATAGGTATTGGATGTCTGTAATCCTCGGCAAGTACATTCTCTAAATCTTCAAATACTTCACCAGTTCCTTTGTCTATGTTACCGACTTGAAGAGCTTCTCTCACCATCTCTTCAAGTTGGTCATAGTTTTCAAATTCACCAGAGTCAATTATTTTTTGAGCCTTACCCATTACTTTCTGTAACTCTTGTTGTTTACAGAATTTTAATGCCTTTTCTTGAACAAAAGTTTTACCTTCATCAGGTGCAATTTTTATTTCACCTATCGTATCTAATACGATTTTTTTTGCTAATTCTTGCGAAATTTCACTTTTTGTAATTTGAGACAGAGTTTCAAAATTAGGACTTGCCTCGTATTTTGAATAATATTCTTTAATCATCTGTAGGATGATTTTGTAATACTTATTTTCAAAATACCCTACCTCAACGACCTCAACAATTGAATGTGCGAAGTCCTTATCTGTAATAATTTGGTTCAGTAACTGTAACTGAAATGTTTGTCCTAAATAATCAAAATTCTTGTCTGTACTCATAGATGTCTGTTGGTTTTTTGATAAATATTAACGAGCCAAGCGAACACCCATATAATCCAAAGTTAAATTTTTAGATGAAAAAATTTCTGTTAATTCTCTTAGTAAATCCTTCAATAGGAACCTTACGTCAACAGTGTATCTAACTTTTGGTGGGTAAATCTTAGCGTCAAATTGTCTATGATGAACCGTATCTCCGTCAATTTTTACAAAGATATTAAATTTTTCGGGTCCATCAGTAAAAGAAGTTTCCAATACTTGTGGGTCTTCCGAAATTTGGTATTCATTCTCAAGCAAATAATCCACCGACCTCATCTTCAAATACTTTTGAAGTCTTTCAGTAAAGTCATAAACTTGGTCATAAACATCCATTGAGTTTTTCGCCTTCGGGTTAAATCCACGAACATTGTAAAAACGTTGAACAACGATGTTCTCATTTAGAGTCAACAAAAACTCCATTTTTGTCATTTCATTTTGATTCATTTTTTTTATCTATTTTTTGGTTTGTTTTTTTCTTTTCTTGTAAGTTTCATAAATGGTTTGAGGAAGTATGTCCAAGCATCATCACCTTTTGGTAGGTACTTGAATAACCCATCTTCAACCATATACTTAATAATGTTTCGGTAACTTCTACCTTCTTGTTCTAATGTTTCGTTAACAATTTCTACGATTTCTTTTTTGTCCTCATCTGTAAGAAGTGGGTTTGATAAATCAACTATTTGCTCATTTACTTGAAAGAATTCTTGTTCAAAGATACCTGATTTTGTCTTACCAGTTAAAAGATTTTTTAAAGTTTGATTATCTTTATTCTCTTTTAGTAAATCTTCAGCCTTTGTCAAAATATCGGTATAAGAAACTTCTTTTTCAAGTATCTCAGGAAAAAATTTAACTAATGTTTTTTCACCCAAAAGATAAATCCCTTCAATATTGTCAGACTTGTCACCTGTCATTATTTTTAATGTTTTAACATTGTAATGAGGGAACTCAAAGTCATCAAATTTAATCTTATCCCCGTGTTTAAACGTAGATTTAAGGGAAGGTGAGTATACCGACACCTTTTCGGAAATAAGTTGGGTTAAATCCCTATCTGATGAAAAAATTAATTTATCTTCATTCTCGGAAACCTGACAATAGTAAGCAATTAGGTCATCCGCTTCTCTACCACTAATCTCAAGTTGTCTGATGTAAACTTCCTCAAGATATTGTTTGATACGATTTTTTTGTTTTAGGTAGGACATAAAGATTGCGTCCTCCATTGTTAACTTACGATTTTGTTTGTATCTGGGGTAAAGAATTCCACGTAAACTCGTGGAATCTTCACCATCCCAAAATACTACAACCTTGTCAAAGTTTTGTTCATCAATGAATTTACGGATGGTGTTCATAAAATGATACAACGCTCCAATGTGTTCACCATTGTGAAAGTAATCCTTCACACCGTGAAAACCAATCTTCATCAGATTATTTCCGTCAACAAGTAGTGTTTTTTTCACGAACTAAAATTAAAATTGTTCGTTTTCGTTTGCAAAAGTTTCTTCAGTTTCATCAAGAGTAATTTCTCCTGTTCCTGAAAGGATTGCGTTCCAATACTGTGAATACTCTTTTTTGTATTTTTCAAGAGCATCTTTATCGTCAGCAATGTATCCTTGTGGTGTTGCAATAATCTTACCATCCTTATATCCCAAACCGTTAATATGGTTCTTTAAGACAGAGATTTTTGTTCTGATAGCGT